GTTCTTCTTTCAGGTCTCGTGGAGTGTGTTTCTTCCACTCTTTTTCTTCGTCTGCAGTCTTATATTGCCATTCGTCAGTATGACCAACAGACCACTTTGGTTCGTCTTCTACAGCATAGTTTTGAGTACAAACCTTAAAGTCAGGTTGTAACAGTTTATCTGGAGTTAGCGAACTATCTCGCCAGATGACGCGGTTATTGGGCTGGGCGGCAAACTGTCCGTTGTCGAGTCTAATGACATTGAATGACTTATGTTCGGGATCGTGTTCTGAGAAGTTGGTATCGAGAACTGACTTGTCGCGATGGGCGTTATCAATGGTAAATTCGTATTCACCAGCGTGCATTCTGCGATCCTTTCCAAAAAATTCACATCTGCACAATATGGGTTTTTCGATAACAGTGATATCGTAGTCAAAGCAATCCCAAAGCTGAAGCACGTCAAGAGGAAGAAGCTCGCCATGATCTGTTTTCCAGAGGAAAGCTGAGATAGGTAGTTTATCATATAAAGCACCGTAGTCTGTTAGTAATGTTTCAAAATAGAGAGCTTTACTCATAGTGCTTTTAACACTGATCCAGATTCCTGGCGTAAGTTCTCCGTGACCTTTTTCTAGGTCATACAAGTATTCCTTGCGAACATATACGTTCACAGGTGGCAATGGGTGGACTAAAAAAGACATTAAATCTCCTCGAATAATAGATCATTTACGTATCGATCCTTGTCTTCCTCACTAATTCCCATTGCCAAAATAGACCTATGTAAATGCGGGTTCATTTTTTGATTAGTACAATACTTATTCAGTACTGGCTTTGTATCTCTTCGCGATTCAAACGCGTTTGCTTCAATATTCTCAAGATAGTACTCAAGTAAGTTTGAAGTTACTTGAACGAACTGCTCGAGCTCTTCATCCGTTTTAATCTGGCCAACAGCAATCATATTATCTGAAAAGATTTCTTGGGCCCAAGGTGGAAGCTCTCGTGCTTTAACCCATTGCAAATCTTTTACTGATGCGGCCATATAATCGTTATAAGGATGAGGGAAGCCGTGTAGAGGACTATAATCCATAAAAGATCCAGTGATCTTCTTAGGACCTGCCACAATGTCGAAACCAAGTATAGGCAGTTCAATACCTTCTCTTGGAAACACATTCACGTGCATTAACCATAAACCCTTACCGTCCTCTGGTATAATTGTTTTAAGGTGCGCTTTAGAAACAACGTCTGATTGCCAAAAGGTATCAGTCCATCCTTCAAATTTTAATGTATCATCATACTTTGGATTTTCCCAACGCGTAAAGGTGTTATCAAAACATGTTTCGATATGTTTCGCTAATCCTTCAAGCTTGTTCCAAAGTGGATACATGTTACACCTTTGTGTCTATGCTTTTTCGTATGATCCACGATCCGTCAGTTCCTTGCTGCCACGAAAGTGTATCATTTTCTTCCCAACCCATTTGTTCAATGAGATCATCGGGAAATTCAATAAAAAGATCCCCAGTTTGAGGATCTTCTTTTACTTCAGACCGCCAGCTGTTAGGCTGCTTTGGTTGCATTTTTACGCTCCCGCCGGGTCTTTGCCCATTCGTTTAGCAGTCTAATTTCACGGATTATCTTCGTCTCTTTTCGCCTAGCTCTAGCTGCTTGAGATTTTTCCATTCGATTTGCTCTTGTAAAATCTTTAGTTTCGATTTCTTCAGATGTAACCGTTGCCTTCATGTGAAGTCTCCCCGTTGTTAGTTATAATTTATATTAAGCTACTTCTTGAGAATTGTCAACTACTTCTTCAGACAATTCATCAAATAACTGAGAAGCAAAATCAAAGCATTTCTTTGCCTCTTCAGCCATATCGTCATCGAGCAGTTCTCTGAACTTCTCAATTAGATCCTTAGTATCGCCATCGAACTCATACATAAGCCCATTGCCCGGAATTTTCTTCTTAATCATTTGGCCACCATGCAGTTCGCCAAAATGTCTTACATAACAATGAGCTAGCAATGCATGATTATTTTCTTCCTCTTGAAGCCTCCAAATATGCTGTTCATAATCACGAACAGATTGAGGAAACTCGCCGGTAGGACTAAAGCCATAAGCATCTTCAAGCTCTCGAATATCTTGAAAGATACGCCGAGCTCTCTTAATACGATTTAAATTTGGTGGGATAATTACTGCTTGTTCAAGTACATTATAATTCATGTACTGACAAGTTAAGAATTTATGGTAAAGTTGTGGATCAATCTTACCAGATAGAAGTACTTTAGCAAAAGCTCTTCTTTCAGCTGCTTGGTGATGAGCCCATGTGAGCTCTTTCAATTTTGACATTACAAAACCTCCAACGTATAATGTGTACGATTTTTATTTTATTTATAATGACCAACGGGGCCTCGAAAGGCCCCGCTACCAAGTTTTTTCTGTAGGTTTATCTGCTCGTTTAGAACGAGAAGGCTGCAGACACCATTGGACTGAATTCTTCGTCGTCGATATTATAGTTTGCGCCAGCTTCTAGGTCTAGACCATTCCAATTAAATTCATATTTACCACCAACGTTTTGAGCTAGCTCATCATCGTCGCCGTTAAGATATGCTGACAGGCCATATGCTCCGGCATCTACTTCGTAACCGATCGCCTCGTCTGTTGATTCATATGTTACCATTGCACCAGCTGCCCACTTGTCATCAAGTAGGATATCTGAACGTGCACCAAGTGCATACTCTTCTGCATCCATGTCATATGAACCGGCTGCGCCAACGTGGATCATTCCAAGGTTCATTTCATATAGACCTTGTACTTTTCCGATCTCAGTAGCATCTGCTTCGATATCTTTGAAACCGATACCCATCTGTGCACCAAGTACTTTTACTTGTACAGATTCATCCATTGCTGGATCTGCAGTTGTGCCGTGCGCTGCAGCTGAATCTTTATCAAGCCATACATTGCCTTGATCGCCAAATGAAAGCATTGCATCGCCGTTTACGACTGTTCCTACTTGCCACTCATCAATAGTGACGTCTCCGTCTGTATTGACGTCAAGATCGATAGCACCAAAAGCTGGTACTGCTGTTCCCATTGACGCAATACCTAGATCAAAAGATGTTGTAGCACCCCATTTGTCGTCTGCGTTTTCTTTAATTTCAGTTGTAATTTTACCACCCAAATCTGCGGCGGATACTGAACTCGCAAATAAGACGAGTGCTGTTGAAGTTAGAAATTTGTTATACATCTATGATCCTTTCTTGCTAAATTTCTAATTGAAAAACCACTTTTCTGTTGCTAGGTAAGTGG